GCTTCATGATCGCTTGGAACAACCCCTCCACTGGAAGAAGCCTCGCCGGATCTTTGTGAACAGCCTGTCGGACTTCTTTCATGAGAACGTACCGGCGGCCTTCATCGACCAAATGTTGGAGGTGATGGCGGCCTGTCCGCAGCACATCTTTCAAGTCTTGACCAAGCGTCCAGAGAACATGCATCGAAAACTCTATGAGATCACATCGGAGCATCCTGTGCGCTTCTTTGGTGGCGGTGATTATCTCCCGAATGTGTGGTGGGGAGTTAGCGCAGAAGATCAGGAGATGGCGGACACTCGGATTCCACCGCTCTTATCGATCCCGGCCGCTGTGCATTGGGTAAGTGCTGAACCACTCCTTGATGAACTTGATCTCCGACCCTACCTACAGCAGCTTGAGTGGGTGGTTGTTGGTGGCGAGAGCGCCCCCCGGGGGTATGCCCGTTGGTGTGACCCGACCTGGATCTGGCAAATTATTCACCAGTGCCGGGTCGCTCGTGTGGCAGTATTTGTGAAGCAGCTCGGGAACTACATCGCTGGGTGCCGAAATTATCAGCACCCCAAAGGCGGAGCTATCGAGGAATGGCCGAGAGGTCTTCAGGTGCGGGAGTATCCACAACGATGAAGACTTGTGATGTTGAGCATTGTGAGCAACCAGCTATCGCCCGCATCGTCTATATTGATGGTCTTGGTCTTGATGTGTGTCAAGGGCATCTCGAGCTCATGACACCGGAGGAGCGAGAGGCGTATGTGGATCATGTCGAGGAGAAGGAGAAGAGGACATGAGGAAAGTCTATGTGGTGCAGCGGCGAGACCCCCATCGAAAGCAGTGGGACGTCTTGGCCGTTGTGAATAGCATGAAGGTGGTAGAAGAACTGATCCGTCAGCATTTAACCTTATGGAGATGAAGCGCACGGATTTTTTCACAACCGAACACTGGATTTTGACAGAATGTTAAGGAGGAAGAATGACTTCCCATTCAGATGTTTATTTGGGAAATGACGATCTGTTGGAGCGACGAGCGCAGTTTGTCTATGACGCTGCTCGGTTAGCGGCACAGGCGGCTCACGCCCCGATAGTACCGGTACTGTGGGTCGAACGGGAGGAGCCGTTCAAAGCACAATTCCGTCGAGTGATTGACCAGCAGTGTTCCCCTCGACAATCCTCCTCACCAGCTGAGTTACACAACAGTTGGATGGAGGAATACCTGAAGATGGGATGGGTCTACGGCCCAGAGTATTCCCGGGAGCAGAAAACCCATCCTGACCTTGTACCCTATGATGAACTGGAGCCACGAGAGCGGGACAAGGATGCGGTGTTCGTGGCGCTGTGCGAGATTGCTCACCGGTGGATACGGTAGGTCGATAGATGATTCTTCTCAGCATTGACCCCGGCACGACGACCGGGTGTTGCCTTTTTCGAGACGGTGTGCCTATTTTAGCCTTTACTCTTCATCATGCGACGCCGGAAACTGTCTGGCATGCTTTTTCCGCACAGTGGGACCGGCGGGATGATCCAGGGGAGCGGGTGGTTAGTGAAGTCGTGATCGAGTGTCCAGACCCTTGGCTTCGGCAGAGTCCGGAGGTCACGATCCAGGGTGTACCGCTGACCTTGCAAGCTCCCCTCCCGTTGTTTCCTCGAAAAGCAGTGAACATGAAGGCGATTCTCTTCGTTTCGGCCATTGCTCACGTCCTCTATGGGCATTTTCAGGAACGGGGCATCAAGGTGCACGTGCAATCGGTCCGGGACAGTCGAGGTCGCCGCTCCAAAGATGAAACGGATTTCGAGGCGGATCACTGCTATCCGGGGGTCTGTCATAACCAGCATGAGCGGGATGCGCTCTGGCTGGGCTTGCAGTGGTGGCAGGGGAGGAAGATGCGGAGGTTATCATGAACAGGTACAAAGAAGGCTTACTCTTGATCATTATGGGGTGCAGCGTAGGGATTGTGAGCGTGGGAATCATCGTTGTATATAAACACTTTCTGTCACCAATGAGTAGTGCTGATGTAAGAGAAGGAGCGGGAACTTCAGTGTATGTTCCTGATTCTTTAACGGTAACAGGAGGGATTTTCTATTTTCGACAACCATATCCCTCAGCGACAGACATCGATTCCTTGTGGCAACAGAACCTCATAATAGTTGAGGCGGGAGCAAACATTATGTGGTCATTGGCGAAGCATGGCACGCAGGGGGATCGGGTGATCGCTCGATTGTGGGTTGTGCGGAGTCAGATCGATACGCTATGGCATGCGTCAGATCCACTGTACTACCTACAGACTGTAGTCGTGCCAGACACGTTGATCGATGAGCAGACCATCACATGGAGCAACTTTGATTTGTATCGCCGCTCGCCATTATTAGTAAAGTAGAAAACCCTATGAAGACCATCAAAGAAGAGGAGTTTTACGAGGATGAGGATATGATCCTTCCGTCCCTCACACTTCCCTCGCCAACCCATCTTTCTGTATGTATCACTGAGACTGATGTGCGGCTGGTGATCGGTCCCCGGGACGGGTAGTGGGATCGGGAGACCGGAGAATTGATTGGCTGCGGAACGGCGACGTTCGGATGAGGATACGATGAGCACAGAAAAAGAAGACCTGTTATCGTCCCTCATAATGGCCAACAAGATGCTCCAGTTAGCTGAGCACCTCCGTGCGTGGGGGCAGGAACAAGAGTATCAGGAAACCATTTATTACTTGGGATTGGTTGCCCGGAAGAATGGCTGGCGATATGATCTCGTTGAACAACGGTATGTTAAAGAGAAAGGAGAAGAGCAACGATGATTCCTGACGCCTGTTTTGTGGTGATGGCTGGAGAGTATGATGAGCCGATGCAACCATGAGCTGTATGCCTGTCCCGTCCTACGAGGGAAACCATCGAAGCGTTTTTGGGGATAGGGTTAGAAGATGATGGGGATGGTTATTGGACAAACGGCGGGTTCTTGGTACGGATTGATGAAGTGCCGGTGATTCTGGTGGAGGAAAAACAGCATGACCATTGAAGAAGCACGACAGACCTTCCAGAAAGCATGCTCTGATGATCCTGATTTTCGGATGGCGTATCAAGCGAATATTGCGATGCTGATCGACGATGACCAACACCGACTCATAAACACGCAAGGAGGGGATTATGACGAGTGTAACGAGCCAGAAGGAGCATGCTATGATTCTCTACGATTGTGAAATCTTGAAGGGGATACCGGGGAAAGAGCTACGTCTCCCCGGCATCGAGTATTGTCAGGGATGGGATGACTTCGAGGGCATGGGGCTGGCCTGCATCGGCGTGTACGATATGGACACACACCAGTCCCGGATCTTCTGTCAGGACAACTTCGAGGTGTTTCAGCGGCTCGTCGATCAGGCTGCTGTGATCATTGGCTTCAACTCTCTTGGGTTTGATAATCGGTTGTGTGCGGCCAATGGCCTTCTCGTGCCCGACGAGCGATCTTATGATCTGCTCGTCGAACTCTGGCGGGCCGCCGGGCTTCCTGATCACTTCGTCTACCCGGACAGCGCAGGGTTTGGCTTGGATGCGGTCTGTCGAGCAAACGGGATTGGCACGAAGTCCGGGCACGGGGCATTGGCTCCGGTGCTGTGGCAACAGGGCAAGATTGGGGAGGTGCTGGATTATTGCTTGCATGACGTGTGGCTGCTGCTTAAACTCATCGAGCGGGTGATACTGGTCGGAGAATTGCTTGATCCTCGTGATGCGTCGCAGGTGTTACCTATCCGATCGCCGATGGCGTTGTCGGCGGCGTCGGTGATGCATCAACTCACCATGTTTTGAGGATGTTGTGGAGTGTTACAAATTTTCTTGACAGACGAAACAAAGATGTGTATCTTCACAGGGATTTTATTTATGGTGGAGGAGAATGACCATGATGAGATGCACGATAGCACGTTCCGGGGAAATTGGGGTGTGCTATTCTCTTTTTAGTAGTGGAGATGGTAAATGAGGGGACATGGATCGAAGAAGAGAATTTGTTGCAGTGGGGTGAGAAACATAACGGCATAGCTATCGATTCCCCAAAGGAGTCTTTCCATTTTCCAAGTCGCAAAAGTAGACTATTCTCTAATCTACCATATCTCTTCTGCGAGGGTGTTCGCATGATGCTCACGAACCGTCTCTTGAAAACTGATCTCATTGTGTGGCGAGATGCCCGCTGGATACAGACTGCCCTGAAGGACCTCACGACTGCTGCCTTCACGAAACTCAAGTCCTCTCTCCTCACCAACGGGTTTGCGATGCCCTTTACCGTGTGGGAAGACGAGGAGGGAATCCTCTGGATTCTGGACGGCCATCATCGGCAGAAAGTGATGATGGCTCTGGAAGTGGAAGGGCATACCATCCCTGACCACCTGCCGGCTAATTTTATCGCTTGTCGGGATAAGCAGGAGGCGGCGAAACTCGTCTTGATCTACTCGTCGGTGTATGCAACGGTGACGAATGAGGGCTTGTATGAGTTCTTGCACGAGCACAACCTGGATGTTGACCAGCTTCTGAAGGAGGCCGCGTTGCCCGATCTGGATCTGGACGTGTTTGCGGCGGGCTGGATGCGGGATGATGCGCCACCGGGGGAAGATCCGGGGCCGGAGTTGGTAGATCGGGCAGAGGAATTACAAGCGACATGGCAGGTACGTCAAGGTGATCTCTTTGGTCTTGGATCCTATACGATCTGTCCGAAGTGTGGGAAGGAGCATCGCTTACCAGAAGGGATAGGTCATGATCTGTGACTGTGGGCATGAGTTTCTACCAGAGGTGCGGTATCGGCATTACGTGCTGTGTGGGGATTGCACGGTTATCGAGGATGTAGAACGAGTCCTTCGTGGTGCGCTGGTGGATCTGGTTGTGACTAGTCCTCCGTATGCTGTGGGGAAGGAGTATGAGGTGGGACGGTCGTTTGACGAGCACCTGGCTCTCTTGCGGCAGTTTGCGCAACGCATGGTCGCTGTTGTGAGACACGGTGGGTTTGTGTTTATTAACTTTAGTGAGATTGCGGCGCAATCGCATGTGAAACCCTTAACGGGGATTGATGGACAGTGCGTGTATCCGATCTCGAAAGATTACTGGACGATTTTTCACGATGAGTTAGGGTGTGCTTTGTATGCGCAACGGGTGTGGGTGAAACCCTTTGCCCGTCTTCAACAACCCTTCTGGACCTATCATACCAGCATTCCGCATCATCAAGAGTGGGAGCATCTCTGGACATGGCGGGTGCCGGGAGGAGGAAGCACTGATGCATGTTATGAATGGGATGTGAGTGTACATGCCGTTTGGGATACCCGCAACGAATCTGTTGACGATCACCCGCTCACTCGTCATGTGGCGGCCTTTCCGGGAGGCATACCGGAAAGGGCTATTCGAGCGCATAGCGCACAAGGGGCGCTTGTCCTTGATCCCTTTCTTGGTTCTGGGACGACTCTCGTAGCGTGTGAACGATTGGGCCGGCATGGACGAGGCATTGAACTGCATCCGCCTTATGTAGCGGTTTGTTTGGAACGCTGGCTGACGATGACGGGAGAGCGACCTGTGCGGCTCTCATCGCAGGAGGGAATCGAGGGTGAAGGATAAACAGCAGTATTATTTTACGGTTTCGCCGTATAATCTTCGGTTGAAACAGTGGACAGAGTTTGTGGAAGCTGTTGAGAAGCATATTAAGTTAGGTCAGGCGTTGCAAGCACAAGGTATTGAGATTTTGAAGAAGGCCCAAGGGATAGACGATAGTGCAGATGTCTTAGGACGGTTGATCCTTCAAGCGACAGCAGCGATTGAAAAGGGGACGAAGATTGAGAGTGATGCGCGTGATAAGCTGAATGAATTACATTTGGCATGTCCGGTCTAGCGGGGTTGGTGTAGAGACGCATAGTCTTCTTTCCAAGAAGGAAGGGTTGGTGCAAGTCCAACATCCCGCTCCACCTTTTCTCTCGTGGGGATGTATGCAATTTATTGGTGCGATAGATACAGCGGTTCGGCGGATTTTGCAAGAAGTTCTGATGTCGGTGCCTCGATCCACGCCTGTTGTTGTCCGGTGTTGTGGAGCATTTACCCATGAGCAAATACTAACGCGCTTAGGGTTTTCCCGTATTGTCTCGAATGATGTCAGTTTTTATACAACATTTTTGGCGCACTATGTGTTAGGAAAGCCGTTTGAATTTACTGTTTGTGGTGAGGCACAAGAATATGTGTCATACACAGGGGATGTCGAGCATGACTTGGTTCAGTTTCTTTGGTGGGCAGATTTATCACGAGTCAGTCAGCGACGTCATTTCCATGAAGAACGCTTTTTTTCTTTTCTGTTGCGGCATCGTGTGGCGATATGTCAACAGTATCACGAAAAGGTGCGGCGATGGAAATCTTTGGTGAAGATTTCGGAGTATTATGCTCAAGATGTCTTTGACTTTTTTGATCAGTATGTTACTGCGGATATGCTGGCTTTGGTTGCTCCACCGACGTATAAGGGTGGGTATGAGCGAATGTATCGGAAGATCGATGAAGGATTTTGTTGGAATCGCCCGATCTATCGAGTTATCGATCCTCGTGATTTTCTCTTGCCTGAGACGCTTTCTGTGTTTACGTGGTCGCCGTATATTATCTCCTTAGGGCGGGAGGTTCCGTTCTTGCCTTGTGTTGGAAGGGTGAAGGGAAAAGGGAAACCGGTATTTATTTATTCCTCGCTTCGCGGGTCAGTTTATTTGCGTAAGGGTCTTCATGAAACGGTCAAGGCTTATTCGATTCTTCCGTATGATGTGCCCTTGCCGGTAAAAGCGAAAATTTCTATTCTTCCCGTATCGAATAATGTTGTTAATCATTACCGGAATCTTTTTTTGACTCCATTGATTGACTATGGAAATAGTTATGAAGGATGGTTATGGTTTGTCAATGATTGGCTGTGGGGTGTCTCGTTATTTGGGAATGCTCTTTCTGGAGGGAGCATGTGCCAAGATGTGGTTTTTCTGATTGCTGACTTTACCGTTCCTTCGTGTCATCAACGACTTTCTAAACTACTCTTGATGCTCTTACGAAGCAAAGACGTTCGAGAGAGGCTCCAGCGGATATTTTTTCGTGAGATTACGCTACTGAAAACGACGGTATTTTCTGACGCTGCCGTATCGATGAAGTATCGAGGTGTGTTCCAGCAAGAGTCTCGTGATCGTGGAAGGCTGATCTATTCTGCTTCTTTTGCTGAGTATACGCTTGCGGGAGGATATTCGTTATGGTGTCAAAAATATCGAGAGATATATCGAGAGGCGTATTGTGACGGGAGTTGCGGTACAACACGTGCTTGATCAGCTGAACAGGCATTTAGCTGAGTTATATGGAACGGATGGGTTAAAATTAGCTATTGTGCCTCAAGAAGATTTGGAGTTTGTGTTGGTGAATGCACGCTATATGGAACAACCAGTGTATGCTCAGTTGGTTGCCAATATCAAGCAAGATCGGTATTTAAGCAGTGTGCCGTTTTGCTGGTTTAATCCTGAGACGCAGAAGTACCTTGTTTTGTCAGGTAATCATCGTGTGAAGGCAGGAATTGATGCAGGATTATCATCGTTTCTCGTTCTCTTTATTGATCGCCCGTTGCAGCACAAGAACAGATTGCTATTCAATTAAGTCATAATGCGATTGAGGGAAAAGATGATCCGGTGATTTTGCGAACATTATGGTCGCAGATTGAAGATGTTGGGCTGAAAGAATATGTGGGGTTTACTGATGATCTGCTTCGTGTGTTGGAAGGCATGGCTTTGATCACGATTACTCCACCGAAGTTTGATACGGTTGTTGTTCCGTTTGTGTTTTTGGGGGGAGAGCAAGAACATGTTGAGCGAGCGTTACAGTATGCCGAAGTGTTGCTTCAGCGTGATGGGGAATCCTGTTCGTCTATTTATTGTCTTCCGGTGGAGTGGTATTCATCGTTTTTGCGGATGTTGCGATGTGTTGAAGAGAAATATAATGTTCTGAACCTTACAGCGAAAATGCTCAAGATTTGTGAAATTGTCCAAGAACATTGTCTCGCAGAAAATTCTTCGGAAGAAACGTGATGCTCATGTAACCACTGAACATTTATGTTAAAAATCTCCATAATTCTCTATTTTTCCTCATTTTTCCCTTGACAAATCTTAGAAAATTTCTTATATTATTATGAGACAATAAATTATGGAGTATAGATAGTATGCAAACATCGTATTTTGGGTATGTTGCTCACTTGCCTCTTTCTCAGGTAGTGAGTATTGCGAGAGGGTTTCCTAAGTATTTCTCGCCAGAGTTTTGTGCAAAAATCCCGCAAGCTGAGGAGTTAGCTCCCTCGTGGGGGATGGTGCAACGAGGATATACGTATGATGAGTACGTTTCCTTTTTGAAGCGCCATGGTGTTACTGCGCAAGCTGTGTGGTCCCGATACTCTGATAAGATCATGTTGTGTCATGAGAAAGATGGGACGCATTGCCATCGACGGATGCTTGCCTTGTGGCTTGAGCGTGAACTGGGGGTGTCCATTAAGGAAGTTGACGTTATAGAGGGTGTGGAGGGCGTGGTCTCTCCGATGATGCAACTTTCTTTGTTTTAGGAATGTGATGAACGCCATGGGACTGAACACCGCATGGAAATCTCAGGTGGTTTTTCGTCGGGTGCACGTTGCCCGACTACGAGTGCAAGGACTCACGTTTCGAGAAATTGTTGAACAGTTGCCGCAGTTAGGTGTTGTTAATCCGAAAACTCAGCGACCGTATTCTTTGGGAGTTGTGCATCGAGACATTCAATGTCTTGAAGATGAGTGGAGGGCGGAGGTCCGGCAATCCTTGCTTGAGCACAAAGCTCGGCTCTTGGCAAAACTTCAAGAAGTTGAGCGATGGGCGTGGAAAGGGGCTGTTCCGGATCTGTCTATCATTTTACAAGTTGTGCGGCAACAGCGGGAACTCTTAGGAGTTGATGCCCCGTTGCATATTGCTGTGACGGATATTTCCAAGGAGGATGTGTTGGAACTGGCGCAAGCAGCGAAGGATCGCCGCTTACAAGTGGCGTCACTGTCGCAAGGTGAGTCTGTTGCCTTTTCTGAGGAGGCACTTCCATGACGCCAGAACAAGAAATTACTGCTCGTCTTCGGGAGGACACCTTTTTCTTAGCTCGGTATATCCTTGGGTACACCCGCCTTGACCCGGACGTGCACGGGGAGTGGGGACGGCGACTCGACTACCAGCCGGCTCGACGTCGCTTGATCCTCCGACCGCGTAAGACCTATAAGACGACGTTTTACACGATCAGTTATGCGATTCGACGGTTGATTGCGAATCCGAACCTCCGGATTCTCTTAGTCAACGCTGTGGAAACAAATGCTATCGGGTTCCTGCGGGAGATCAAAGGGCATTGTGAGCGGAATGCTCGTTTCCGGGACTTAGTGGGGGATTGGATGTCGGACAAATGGAATGAGGGAGGTATTAACATTCGTCCTCGCACGCGTCCGGCGAAAGAACTCTCGATCAATGTGTGTGGCTACGGCTCGACGCTGGTGTCTGCGCACTATGATCTCATGATTTTCGATGATCTCGTGAACAATCGAGATCGGGCATCGTCACTGGCTCGGCGGGATAAGATTCAATTCTTTCAGGATGCGATCTCCCTGCTGGATGAGGGAGGGGAGATCCTGGTTGTGGGCACACCATGGCATCCCGACGATCTCTATCACTATATTCGGGAAGTCCTAAACCCGTCACTGACTCCTCGTGATCGGTATGTCGTGGAGGCGGAGGGAGCCTATCTCCCCGATGGAGTGACACCCCGGTACCCCAACATCTTGCCGGAGGAGACGTTACAGGAGATCCGCCTGACTCTTCCGGCGGCCGACTTTGCGGCGCAATACCTTATCGATCCCCAACCTGTCGGGACGGCGATGTTTGACTTGTCACAGATGGTGACGTTTCCGTTTGCTGGAGTTGCTGCGTACCCGTCTATCGTCGGATTTTGCGATCCTGCCTTGGGGCGGTCGAATTTAGGGTGCTACTCGGCAGTTGTGACCGTCGGAGTTGATCCAGCGCATGGCACGCTGGATATTCTTGATGCCGACCTGCAACGCATCCCGCCCGATGCGCTCTTGGCCTTGATTGCGCAGAAGCATGCCTATTACCGGTATGCTCGATTTGGCATCGAGGACAATAACTTTCAGGAGCGGTTGGTGGCGGATCTGCGGTCACAGCGGACGACGTACCTGCCGGTTGAGGGTGTGTCGCATCGGACCGACAAAACCGGACGGATCGGGACGCTCCAACCCCTGTTTGCGAGAGGGCAACTGCGGGTTGCCGAGGATTGGCGGACGCGGTATCCCCTCTTGATTGATCAACTCCTCGGCTGTCAATTGGATACCCTACCAGCGTATGTTGATGGGCCTGATGCCTTGGAGGGGGCGGTGACATTGGCCTCCCGCTACCTGCGTCCGATGCAGGATGTTGATATTCCCGAGGATCCGGCCTATGGGGGCGGGAGTTGTCGCTGGGGGCGACGGCTCACACGACAGGAGCAAGAAGACTATGGCTACATTGAAGATCCGTTCTACGCCGAGACCGGCGTCTGACGAGGAGGCGTTCTCGACGCTAGTTACGGACATCACGGCGATCTGTGCTGAGATCAATACGCGTCCGACGCAACGGGTGAAACTGGAAGTGAGTGTGCAAGCGGCTGATGACGAGGGACGGCCGTTGGTGGCGTATGTGTTGCCACAGATGCATAGTGCGCCGTGGGCGATCCTGCGGCGGTCAAGTGTGCGCGTCCCGAACGGTTGGCTCTTGGATGTGCTTAAGCGGGATTCCCGGACGGCGGCGAGATTTCGGGATTATCGATGAATATTGTGGGGTGGGGTGAGTGAAATATTACCTCGAAACACTGGAAAAGACGCATAAAGCATCAATAAATAGGGAATATTTGAGAACGGGATGAATATTGTGGAAAAGGAGACGTAGAGATGGCACAGATAGGAACGATGACGCAGTATGAGTTGAAGGTGCTGGAGGTCTTGAGTGCCGGCCATCGTCCGGTGTCGCATGTGTGTGCGGCCTGTGCGTGGTTTCCGTGCCTGCCGGAGCATCACCAATTTCGAGGCCGGATTGATCTGTTCTTTGCCGAGGCGTGGCGGTATCTCCGTCCGCCGTGTAGCAATATGGCGGGGTTTCCGGTGAACTTTCGGTCTCGCGTGGAAGGGGGATGAGACGCAATGGGACGATTACGAGCATGGTGGCAAAAGCATCGTCCGGTGCTAACCTCGGCTGGGGCGATTCGGGCCTCGTTGCAAGAAGCCTACACGTCTGGGGAGTTTCAGGAACGACGATGGTGGGATGCGACACGGCGGAATGGGAGTGGTGACGCATGGTGGGAGGATGTCGGGGAGGTGACGTATGCCCAAGCTCTTCAGCTGGCCGAGTCACTGACGATCAAGAGGGCATGGCAGCAGTACGGGCATCTGACGGGTGCGCAGATCCAGGAGGCGTTGGATCGAGGGAAGTACGAGGACATCAAAGGGTGGTGGCGGTTGGGCGTGGCGTCGCCCGAAGATGCGACCCGGGCCCAAACGGTGGCCGAACTGTGGGCGATGCAAGATGCGGCATGGAAGAAGTGGCACGAGGACCCGCATGTGAAGTCGGAGGTGGAGAACGTCAGTCACTACACGATCGGGCGGGGCGTGATGATCAGTTCATCCGTGCGGGAGGTGGACGACGTGCTCCGGGAATGCTGGACACGGAATCGGATGAACATGCGCCACAAAGACATGGTGGAGAGCGCCTACGTCGAGGGCGAATACTATCTGGCGTACTTCGTGCAAGGCGATGGACGGGTGACGCTTCGGGACATCCCGCCGAAAGAGATCCCGGAGATCGAGACGCACCCGGAGGATGCAGAGACCCGGCTGGCGTATCGTCGGCAGTTCGCTCGTCGAATGGAGCGATTGGATCGCTACTACGCTGACATCGAGTACTATGCACGGCTGGCGAATGACCCGGAGAATGGGGATCTGCGCTCGACGCAGCATGAGGAACTGGAAGGGCGAATCGATGACACGTCCGGGACGATCTTCATTCAGCAGATCAAGCTGGGCCCGGACAAAGAAGTCCGTGGCCGTGTGCCCCTAGCAGCCAGCCTCAAGTTCTTCAAGCTGGCGGAAGAATGCGTGATCGATGCGCAACGCCGCTGGCATGAGCAATCGAAGGTGATCTGGTTTCAGAAGATCGTGGGGCGGTTGGACGAGACCACGCAACGGGAACGTCGGTCGCCGCCGGGGGGGATCATGTTGCGGGAATCCGAGAACGTGACGTATCGGTCGGAATCTCCGAACATGGCGGCGGCTGATGGTGAGATCGTGCGAAAGGCGTGCCTCTACACGGCGGGAGCTGGCGTTGGGACGCCGTTGCACATCCTTGACCAGAATGCGGAGAACGAGGTCTATGCCAGCATCCGCAAGGCCGACACGCCGTATAGTCAGAAGATCCTCTCGTATCAGGACTTTTGGGATGATGCCTTTCGAGAGATGTGCCGGGTGATTCTTCGAGCCGCCGTGTGGGGGAAACGTCTCCCGGAGCAGATCACGATCACTCGCTACACGCAGGAAGCTCTGTGGGAGGCCATCGACATGGTGATCACCGGACTGCTGGCGCATGAGCGCTTGGAGACCATCATCGAGGCCGTCCGCCCCGTTCTGACAGAATCGGAGCACACGGTGACGATTCCGACGGAAGATGCGCCACTGGACATCGTGTTTCCGGTGATGATCCATGAATCGCCGTTGGAGCAAGCACAAGCCTTGGTCATCTGGCAACAGTTGGGGGTTAGCCAGCGGACACTGCTCACCAAGTTGGGACTGGACTGGCAAGAGGAGCTGGCGCATCGGAAGATGCTCCGGCAACTCCTCCGGCAGGAGCATGCGGACGACCTCAAGGTCATGCAATCGACGCCGATGCCGCCCTCCTACACATTGGGTGAGGGGCTGTGGATAGGCGAGGCCGGTGACGGGGTCTCGTGGCGTCAGCAATCTCGGTCGGTGCGGGAGCGGGCGTATCAGGACTTAGTGGAAGGCATCGGGGACTTCACGGCGGCGCAGATGGAGCGATTGCAACAGTGGTTGCAACTCTAATCTCTGGTATTCGTGAGCAGGAATAAACCTCGCAAAAGGTTGGGAGTTTCTCGGGGTTCGATAGGAATACCGAGGGAATATCAGTGAATATAGGAGGATGGTATGGCAAAGACTAAGACGATACGGCTTCAAGAAGTGCATGGCGATGTGCCTGAATTGCAGGCGACGGCGGTTCCAGAGTATGAGCATCGCAGTGCCAATGACGTTCGGGTGGCGCTTCAGGCGCAGGAGCAACGGTTGTGTGCGCTGGAAGGCCAGTTGGCGAAACTCCTGAGTGAGTTACAGAAGCGGTTGGGGATCAAACTCTGAATCGATCCAGGTGGTGATGTGATGCAATGATTTCTCTTCGCACCTTTGCGCTTGACCAACAGCAGTCCCACTTCCGCCGAGATGCGGTGATGCTCTGGCAGGCGCAATCGCTCTTGAAAGAGCTGGATGGTCGTCTTCAACAGGTGGCCGATGAGTGGCTCTCGGCGATGGTGCAGCATGACCGGCTGGACTATGCCCTGTGGCTTCGCTGGCGACGGTCATTCGTGAATGCGTTGCATCGGGTGATCAAAGACCAGTACGAGCAGATCGCCAAGTTGGCACAGGTGTATCAGCAACAGGGATTTCTGGTGATGCGGGATGGCTTGGTGTCACTCCTTGCAACGCTGTATCCTGCAAATGTCGTGACGGTTCCAGAGATTCCTGTGACCTCCTTAGATTTTCGGGAGATGCCCTTATCGTTGATGTTCCCAGATCGGGAGTTGCGGAAGCTGGTGCAGGAAGCCATGACCTGTGCTCACTGCGCCGAAGACATGGTGCATGCCTTGGTCTGGGAGAGCGTCGGTGTGTGGCAGGAGTATGGACAGGCAACGTTGGGGCTGACGGAGGCTGATCCGGTGACGATCACTATCGGAACGGGCAAGTTGGCCCCGGAGTTTCTGCGCTTCCTCCGGGATCAGGTGGACGCCGACCTCGATCCGGGGCGCCTCATCACGACGCTCTCGACGGAGCATCTTAAGTTCGTGCAAGGCGTGTTGTTGGGGGCGATGATCAAGGGGCAAGATTTGGGGTGGACGAAGGATCGGATCATGCAGCATCTGACGACGGAATGGGAGACGGCGGATCCCCGGCATGGGCAAGCCTACCATGTCATGCGGGTGCTGCGCACGTCCCACAATCGGGCGGTGAATGCGGCGGTCGCCTATTTTGCCCAACAGAACCCAGTCGTGGCGGAGATGGAGCGAGTGGCCGATGGGAGGCCCTGCGTGGCATGCTGTCCGCCGTCCACGTTAGTACACGTTGGCGGACGGTATCACCTGATCGATGCCGTGCACGTCGGCGACATGATCTTGACGCACATGGGGCGGCAACGACGAGTCACGGCCACGATGCAACGATCCTATCGTGGGGAGCTAGTCGTGCTTCACGACGGCGTGGGACGCATCCTGAAAGTCACGCCGGAGCATCACGTTTTGACGCCAGGTGGGTGGGTTCCGGCCGGAGCGTTGACCGTGACCTCGATGGTGCAGACCGATGCGCCGTTGGGCGGGCATCATACACAACGGGTGATGTCAATCGAGCGCATCGACTATGACGGATGGGTGTATAATTTGGAAGTGGAGGAGGATGAGTCGTATTATGCCAACGGCTTTGCTGTGCACAATTGTTTGATCATGGACGGCACACGCTACCCATTGGGCGTACCGCTCATCGACCATCCGAACGGGATGTGTCTGTTGACGCCGGTGGTGAAATCCCTTGAAGACTTGGGATTTGACCGGGCGTCTCTGCCGAAAGAGGCGCAAGTGGCGTGGACACGACAGGAGCGACCGCATCCGCCGATGTGGATGCAGTTCCATGACCTTGCGGAGGTGGATCAGCAACGGATCATGGGGAAGGCTGTGCATGCGCTCTGGCAAGCCGAGCGATTTCCCCTTGAGGCACTGGTGACGAAGAAGCAAGGGTGGTTCGTGCCCAAGACAGCGACGGAACTCCGGGCCACTTTGCCCGATCTTGGTGGATTGTCCTATCCCAAGATCCGGTTAGGGACGGCAACTGATGGGAGTTATCGGGCGAGCACGGCGGCTGACCGTGCGCTATTGACGCCCCTTGATTCTCGGGACCGGGCGGATGCTGAGCGGGTGTTCCTGCGCATGGCGGTGAAGGATGCTCCTGACGAGGCTGGCATCTATGGGCAGAACCTCTTCGGGATGGGACTGGATGGACAGATTCCCGATGGGGTGCGAGCACAGGCGGATGACTGGCTGTTCTCGTTACGGGGAAAGTTGTCCGCTGATCCGGTGGAGCGAGCACAGCAGATCGCCGGTGTGCCCTGGCAGGAGTTCAACGAGCGGGCCCGGGTCTTGGGACTGTATCTGCGGAAGGACGTGGAGGGACGCTTCTATCATGCTGTCGACCGTCGGGACTTTTTGCGGATCTTTGCTCGACCGATGGTAGTGACGGGCCCGCCGCAGACGTGGCAGGAAGTCGTGGTCGTGCAGAAGGCGGCGTTGGAGCCATTGTTGCAAGCATATATTCGACAAATTTCGCCAGAGATGGGGCAACACGTGGAACGCTATTTCGCTGGTGGGGGGACATGGCAAGATTTGGGGATGACGGTGGCGGATCTGTTCCCGTTCGACCGATGGTCGCCGGATCAAGAACCGTTGACCGAGTTCTATCGGGCTTCGTGGAAAGAACCGATTCAGGTGATGCTGTCGCAGTTCTTGAAGAAGATTGCTCCTCGTGTGCTGCGATCAGCCGGAGATGAAACTCTACCGTTGGGTGTCGTGACGACTTCGTTGGGGCGGGGGTATCATTGGGCGGGACGGATTGCGCTGTCAGACCTGAGTCAGGATCAGCTGCTCCATGAGTTCGGACACTTCTTGGAGTATCGGAATCTCCATGTGCAAACTCTTCTTCGGGATTTCTATCGAGATCGGACACGAGGAGAGCGAGCCGTCTCGTTGCGCTCGCTCTACGATGACCATTTCGAGGAAACGGAACAGACTAAACGAGATCGGTGGATGGATGCCTACGTGGGAAAAGTGTATCCCAAGGTGGGGCATTCCGAGGTCTTGAGCATGGGGCTTCCGTATTTCGTGTCTTTGCAGAAGATGCTGACGTTCTGGCAAGCCGACCCGGAGCATTTTTACCTCATTGCCGGGATTCTCCGGGGACAGATTCCGGGACTCTGATTGTTGTGAGGGTGTAAACGATGGCAAATGATCACTTGATGGCCTCAACCATGCTCACGACGAGTGATTTTCCTTTGACGTTGCAGACGTTGGAAAAGGCTTTCTTTGATGCGACGGTAGACGTCTTCCTTATGTTGCTTATGTCGAGGTTGGATCGATGATCTGGGAGAGCCTTATGGCGTGCTCGTTAGAAGGAGAAAGCATGACGCCTTTAGGCATGCGCATCGTGCAGAACGTATCATTGGGGGAGGATGAACTGCGGTGGGTTGTGCCTGTAAACGACTTGGAAGAATTTAAGAAGTATTTTAGCGAAGAGTTTGGAGTGAATTGCTTATCTGTGGAGGTGGTTTCCAAATGATGCGCCAAGAAAAGCCGACCAGAGAATGGTGTGAAGCCTGCGGGGGCTTCGTGATGGCGTGTTTGCATTCAGAGGAGGGGCGAGAGTATGGTATCCGTTTGTCACCTCTTTCGCCCGAAGTCTTCCGGGATCGGATGCTGGCGATCCTTTGGGAAACCGGCTTCTATGGGAAGGGAGATGAGCGTAACGAGGGGGATGTGGAAGGCCGGTATTCTGAGGTGAATGAGTTAATGGCAGAGACGCTCGTGGCGTTGGGCTATTGGGAAGGCGTGCGCATCTTCGATACCACGTTGAAGTGGTATGCGTGAGTACATTCTGGAAATGTTGAGGAAAGCAAACGACAGATGGCACTTTTGAACGGATTGTTTCGGTGGGGATTGCGCAATCATGAGGGACATTTGTGGTTGCGCTTGGCGGTGGAGGCGACCTCGGAGGATATGGCTCGTGTGATACTTCAACGAGGTGTGCGGTTGGTGCGAGGAGTCGGAGAGAACGTCCCGGTGCATCTGCGGATCACCGATCCGGCGATCCGGGTGGTTTCGTTTGCTCCCCGCTTGGCTGATGAGCGAGCGCTGGAATCCCTCAACGAGATGTTGTGGGAGGTGACATCGACGCCTGATGTCCGGTTGGAATACGTGCGAGGGGCGTGCCCTTGCTGACGCCGACTACCGCCCGCCGGTGCGGGAATGGGAACCGGCCATTTCCCACATAGAAATCATTAACCTTATGACTGACCGTCCATGGCTGAAGTAGACACGGCCAACTGGACGGTAACAGTGGGTGGGGGTCGGTTGTGGACGGTCGCCGACTTTGGGTGCATGGCGTGGGCAACGAGAGAGTAGGAGAAATGACGATGTGGCGATGGTTACGACGTTCTGCATGGGCATGCTGGTTGGGTCTTGCATTAGGACTCTGTGGGATCGGATTGGCGGACTGGCAGTTTTGGGTCGTGATGGTTCCCACCGTGCTGTTGGTGGATTGGCGGGATGGAGCGATGCGACGAGAGGAAGGGTCGTCGAGCACGGCGGTTGGTCGGGACATCGACCGGTTTCTTGAGGAGATGCAGAGTAAGCGAAAGGAGGGGGAGGACTGATGATGAAGGCTTCTCCTAAGTGTGCGTGTCAGGAGTGTGTGGGTCTGCGGCTCTTGGTGTTGCTGGTTGAGCAGATCACCGGCGTCTCACAGCGGTTGCAGTATCGCATGAATGTCTTTGCCGCAGGAGAGGTTGGTCGGCTGCGTGACCATGACGGGATCGAGTATCGGTTTTGCCTCCGCCATGTCTCAGCGGAGGAGGATTTAGGAGGAACAATAGAAGTGGAACGGTGGAATTTCAGGACTGGAAAGCGTCTCAGCGCATCGTGCTCTGCGGCTCAGGCACATACGGATGAGAGGGGTGATGGTTGATGATTGATGCCGAGGCGTTGACGCTGTTGCTTCCTGACAGCCTTAAGCTGGTGGGACAACTACTGGCCGCGTTGCAACACGAGGTGGCCGAGGTGCGTCAGGAACTTCATGAGATTGAGCGGCGACTGTTGGTTCTCGAATGTCAACGGAGCGTGTTGTTCGGTGTTTCGCCGTCGCCGACGGACTGGCGACCATTGCAGACGGCAGACATGATTCAGTGGTGGTGTGGTGATGTCTGCACCACAGCGGGAGGGACTCCGTGACCTATGAACTTCGCCTCATTACTCGTGCGAAGCCGTTCCGCACTGTCCGGGTGCTCTTCCATTCCGATGAAGCGACCCAAGACCCGGAGGATGGGCAGATCGAGATCGTTGGCCCAGAGGATTTGCGGCAGATCGTGCTGACCTTCATGACCGACGTGGATCGCTTGCACTACTCTCCGCTCTATGGCGTCTTCGCCGGAGGGGATCTGACCCGGTGGGGCAAGATTGCCGTGATGAGCGGGAACCTGACGGGCGGGCGAGACCCGATCTTTCGGATACGGTTCGTGCGGCAACCAGAATCGCTTCCCCTGCCGCCGTTACCGGAGGGAGCGATCCCATGAGGTGGCTCTATCGTCCTTATGATCGACGGTACGCCGGTTCGTATCACAACGTGACGCCGCTGGCGCAGGAAGCTCCTCGTCTGGAAGCGACCCGGTGCTTCGTCTGTCGTCATTGGCAGGCGTCGTGGCGGTCGGTGCTCGACATCGGACGACGCACTGACTTGACGGCGATCTTGGAACTGGCTGTGCGTGAGCGATGCCCGGACGTGGTGGTCGAGAACACGGCTGGTGAGTTTCAATCCCTTATTCGTGAGGTCAATGTTTGGAAGGTGTTGCTTGGCCGATTCCTTGTGGCGTGGGATACCGCACACGACGTTGTACTGCTTAGCTAGAAAGGAGTGATGATGTGATGGCGGAATTACGGTCTGATGCCTTGTTTCCCGATGCCCCGACGGAAAGTCCTCCGATCTTCCGGGTGACGTTGGTGTTGCATGCCTCTCGCCGCACGGAGATCGTGGGGGATGCGGAGTTTCCGTTAGGAGAGCATCTCCACGATCTGATTCGAGTGCTGGATGATGCGACAACGTGGGTGGACACCGTGACTTTGCAACAAACGATGGTGCCGGTCGTGCAGCAAGTGATTCAGCAGATGTTTGGTGGTGGGGGTGGTGGCTTGATCGATCCAAATGGTGTGCCGTTAGTTCGTCGGAGGAGGCCGTCATGATGATGGACATGCCTGATCCTCCGCAGGGATGGACACTGCATCAATGGCGTGTGGCGCTCTCCTACTTTGCGGACTCGTTGCGGCGGATCGTCGATGACGAGCATGAGCAGGCTGAGGGAGGCGTGGCATGGTGGATGGTGTGGGACGCCTTGAGCCAGCGGATGGTGAATCCGGCGTACGATGGTCGCCTCTTCTTGAAAATCAAGCGGGGACGCGTCCTGACGCTGACTGAAGAGGTGACTGTTGTGCCCGAACATGACGCTGCCGCCTTGTGTGCGGCGTGGGAGCGGGCCCGATGACAGAGTATTACACGGTAGACATCGTGGCACATCGCTTTGCTGTGCATCCCAAGACGGTGCGGCGGTGGATTGCTGAGGGGAAACTTCCGGCGGTTCGGGTGGGGCATGGTCATTGGCGGATTCTGAAAATGGTGGTTGATGCCATGCTTCAACCGCATACTTTCAAAAAAAATGGGATAAACGGGGACAAATAGGAACATAGCTGATGATTTTTTGCTTGACAAGCGTGGAGGGGTCGCTGTATCTTGAGAGATAGTTGAGAAGAGTCCAGATAGAGCGGCTGTCGAAGTGAGCCGAACATCCAGGAACCTGCGGTGTTCGGCTTTTTCTTGTGGAGCGATGATGGTGGCAACGGAACTTCAGCATGTGTTGGTGACGCAAGACCTGACCGAGGCGTCGTTCGATGATGCGGCGAAGGAAGTCGTCGTGCGGGTGATTCAGGCGGGCTGGTCAGGTAACGGTCGCTACTACTCGAAGGGCGTGGCCGAGTCGTTTGCGGAGAAACTCTTGGCCTCACGGAAGACGTTCGCCGACCACAAGATCGATGAGCAGACGAAGAAAGTTGGACGCTCGCTCTTGGATTGGGCGGCGACCGTGCAAGAGGCGTGGGCGGGTGACGGGATGACGATGGCGAAATTGCGAATGACGACGAATCCTCGCACGTCGTGGTTCTATGATGAGGCGAAAGCGCATCCCTCGGAGGTGGGTCTCTCGATTGATGCGCAGGTGCGGGTGAATCCGCGAGGGGAGGCCGAAGGCCGGACGGGGCATGTGGTGGAGGAAGTGCTGCGAGCCAGAGCGGACTTCGTGGCGTTCCCGTCGGCGGGAGGGCACGTCATGCATGTCTTGCAGGCGATGGGTGACGAGGAAGGAGAAGCGATGCAGAACAATAACTTTCCGATGTCGATGATGGATGTGAAGGCCGTGCACGCTGAGCGACAGAAAGCCTCTGCTGAGCGAGACAAACTCTGGGACGTGTGGAGCGAGTTCAATCAGGTGATGCAGAACATCCACCATCCAGGGAATCCAGCGACCGATGAGGACAAGTCGGTTGCGTTTGATAAGGCGTTGACGGACTTGCGTGATCTCCTGTCGCAGATTGACTGGTCGGTGCTGATCGAGCGCTATGGGAACGTGATGGCCTCGTGTGGCATGGATCTCGACCTCTTCGGGTATGCGGTGCACGAAACCGATCTGCCCGGCGATGCGGACGTGACGTGGACGATGCTCGATGCAAGTGAAGGCTACACGTTCTCTGACGCCTCATGGGGGAAGGTGGACAAAGCGACGCTCACCGCAGACGATCACTTGATCGTGGGTGATCCTGCTGTGAAAGGGACGTGGCATCTCCCGTATAAAGTGGGGAACACGATCTACAAGGGGGCGTTGCGGGCGATTTCCACCATTTTGAAGACCGGGCAGTTCCGGGGCAAGAAGATCATGTTTGGTATCCCGCAGGCCGTGCGGGAAAAAGTGGAGCGGCTCTTGAAGGCCGCTAAGATCGGCGAGTACGCCGAAGCGCAGACCGGGGGGATCACACACACGGAGAAGGGGGAAAATACCATGACTGATGAGGAGATTCGACAAGCAATCACCGAGCTGTTCTCGCCGCTGACGACCCGGCTGGCAGCACTGGAGCAGGGACATGCTGAAATAAAGACGAAGCAGGCGCAGATCGAGGAGGCAGAGCGGGTCCGAGCCTATCGCCAGCAGATCGAGGAGCAAGTCTCGGCCTCACGGCTGCCGAAGCATCTGGTCTCGCCGACATTCGTGGACATGCTCATGGCGTTGCCGACGGAGAAGGTGGCGGAGGCGATCGCGGCGCAAGAGGCGGTGGTCTTCCGCACGAGTGGGAAGCCGACGAACCTCGGTGTCCGAGCCTCGACGGCATCGGATAGTACGAATGGGACACTCACGCCGGGGACGGCCTCGGATGAGGTGTGCTTAGCGATTCTCGGCCATTAAGCGAAAGGGGGAAGAGGCACTATGGCAGTTACCAGTAATATCACAATCACCGGCTACGACGCCCTGACGCTCGTGGACGTGCCGATTGCCTCGGCGACGCTCGTGGCACCGGGGGATCTGATCAATCTTGCGTCGGATCTAGCCGTCGTGGTGGATGCGGCAGCCGATTCGGACACGTTTATTGGGCCATCGCTCCACGCGTCGCTGAATGGAGAGACGTTCCCGATCGTGGTTGCCACCCGATGCACATGTCGAGTGACGCTCGCCTCGGCGACGGCCCTGGACATCGGCGACGGGTTGATCTACTCGGCGGGCGCGAACGGGACGGACTGGACGTTTGCGGCGGATGCCGGAAGTGGGGTGGACATCATCTTCTGGTCGATGCAGCAACTTGACACGGCGGGCACGGGGCCGGTCAAGGTGTTCACAGATAGTCGGGAGGTCGTGGGGGCCCGAGCAGCTGGGGCTGGTCTCTGGGACAAGGCAGACACGTAAGCATGAAGGGGGTGACAGAGGAATGATACGGAAAGATCAGATTCAGCAGTGGCGGCAGAAGCACGTCGAGGAATGCGGCGCAGACAATGCGCACCTTGTCGCCGATCACATGACGGTGCAGCTCCGGCGGATGCTGGATGCCAAGAAGGTGTCGCCCACCGAGTTCTCGATCCGGGCCCTGTTCGAGGGACTGGTCGAGAACGCGGAGGACATCATGTACCGCCGGAATGTGAGTCCGCAGCAGGTGGTGGAAGCAGTCTCGGCCTCGGCGTTTCCGAACATCACCGGCGAACTCATTGATCGGACGATCATTGCTGCCTACGACCGCACGATCGGGGACGTGGGAGCGTTGGTGACGGAAGGGGATGCCGTCTCGTTCCCGGATTCGACGCAGGCGGGGTATGGGGCCGGCGATGGTCTCTTGGAAGTCCCGGAGTTCATGGACTATCAGGAGACCGGGCTATCGGAGAAGAACGTCTTGATTCGGATCGGGAAGTTCGGGCGGATGATCGGCATTAGTCGAGAGATGGTGCGCTTCGACCAGACGAACACGATCCTCGAACGGGCGCAGGCGATTGGGGAGGAATCCGGGGCGCACCGGGCGCAGATGATTATCGAGACACTGGAGATGCGGCCGCGTGCGGCGTTTGCGACAGAGACGACGACCACTTTGCGGGGCTTCGTCTACGATGGGACGGCGATCACGCAGGCGCAGTTCTACGCCGATACCCATGCGACGGTCATCGACAAGCAGGTCAATGACAATGCGATCTCGAACACGCTGGACACAGCGGGGTTAGACGCCGCCTACGATCTGTTTGCCAAGATGGTGAACGAGAAGGGTAATAAGATCATGGTGACGCCCCGCCAGCTCGTGATCCACCCGAACCTCTACGGGACGGCGTGGCAGCTCGTCACGTCGATCACGGCGCCGGACACGGCGAACCGGGCGCCGAACGTCTACGGTCCCGGTGGGGGGCGTGGGGGCTTGCAGATCGTGCAGTCGGCCTATATCAACACGAACACCACGTGGTACATCGGGAATTGCTCTCGACAACTCATGTGGCGGTGGGGCTGGCGACCGGAAACCCTGACACAGGGCACGAACAGCGACGCGTACTTCGAGAAGGACATCATCACCCGGTACCGCTTTGGCTACATGGGTGGTGTCGCTCACAATGATTATCGGCAGATTGTCCGAGGCGGCGTGTAATCGGAGAGGAGTGAGACTCGCATGATGAAGTTACGTATCAAGTACCTCCTCTTCGGGGTGTTGTTGGCGTCTGCCGTGACGGTGTGGGCGGCGGTCACGAACCTCGGTCGCCTGAAACTGTCGGATACGCCGGAGATCACGGGGAGCAATAGCGAGACGATCTCGAATGCCACAAACAATGTGTGGGCATTCAATGGGCGTCTCGACGTGACCGCGAACACCCCGGAGTTCACCGGCACGAATGACGAGACGATCTCGAATGCGACGAATGGCACGTGGGATTTCGGGGCGGCGCACCTGACCACGACGGGGAAGGCCAACGCCGATGATTCGATCAAGACGGCAAAGGCGTTCTACGTGGATCAGGCCCCGATTCTGAAAACCATGGTCTTCGGACATCTCGACAGCCTGTCGCAGGCGGCGGCCACATGGCCGGCGGTCATCACGCTCGAATCGGACATCACCGTCCTGCGGGCGCAAGTCGCTACCCGGAACAACGTGGCGACGGCGGCGTGTGCGGTCGTCTTCTTCTCCGGGAGCAACCGGGACAGCGTGTCGGTGGCGTCAGGGGCGGCGACCGGGAGCAACACGACGGACGTGAGTTTCTCGGCGGCGGACGTGTGCTCCTTGAAGGTCGTACCGGGGGCGTCGGCGACGGGCGGGATCGCCCCGGTGGTGACACTGCAATTCACGGATAAGAGCGATTGAGCCCCCTGACCTGACGTAACGGAGGGGAGGGACTCAGCGATGCCCGTGAATTACGGAGATGTCTCGGCGTCCCGGCAGTTGGAGATCACGCCGGCCGATGTCAAGGTCGCCAGTATCTCGGCGCCGGCGGCGCAGGCTCGGGCCTCCGGTGAGGTGACCGTCACCTACGTCTTGGAATCCGACCTGACGGTCACGGCCTCGCTGGAAGTCCAGTGGAGCACGGACGGCTCGACCTACAGTGCCGCCACGATGGGGACGGGGGGCGACGGCGTGACGGGCTTGGCGACGTCCAGCGCCGGCACGACGCACACCTACATCTGGAACTCCTTGACGGACGTTGGCTCGAAAGTGGAAGATGAAGTCTATCTGCGCCTTCGGGCCAACGATGGGGTCGCCGACTCCGCATGGACGACGACCTCGGCGTTCACCGTTGACAACCTCCCGCTGGCTCCCGCCCTTGTTACCCCCGCCGATCTGTGGTTTGCGAAAGATACTACGCCTACCTGCACGTTCACGATCCCGACCGATCCGGGTACGGATAACTTCCACTTCAAGATCAACTTCACGGATCGGGCGACGCAAGCCCTGACGCTCAGCCGAGAATCGGCGACCGCTGTTGCTGGATGGGAGTACTTCGACGACAATGCGAATGACTACACCGGCAAGCGATACCGAGCCTACTTTGCCAAAGACTTGACGGTGGCCCCGTCGGTGGACGTGACAATCGTCCACGATGCCACGACGAGCACGAGTGGGTCAGCCGCAACGGTGACGCAGAGCCACACGGTCGGGACGACGCAGGGTAATCGTATCCTCGTCGTGGGGGTGTCGTTTCGGAGTGCCGCCGCCCAATCGGTGAGCACGATCACCTATGGCGGGCAAAGCCTGACACGGCTGTCGTTCACGAACACCGGGACGTATCATCGGGCGGAACTCTGGTACCTCGTCAATCCGCCGACCGGGGCGAACAACGTGGTCGTGACGTTCTCGGCGTCAGTGGCGTACATCGTCGGGATCAGTTCGTACTACAACGTCCATCAAACGACGCCATTTGGGACGGCGGCGACGGCGACGGGGAATAGTACTTCGGCCTCGGTCGCCGTGACGAGTGCGGTGGGCGACCTCGTCGTGGACGTGGTTGAGAAGAACAAGGACAACGAGGCCATCACGGCCGGAGCGAACCAGACGCAACGCTGGAATCGGGTGAACTCGACGTCGGGACTGGACAACATCGGGGCGGGATCGAGTGAGGCGGGGGCGGCGACCGTCACGATGTCGTGGTCGTGGAGTACCGCCCGTGTGTGGGCGATTGTGGCGGCTCCGCTGAAACCGGCGTCCTCCGCAACCGTGACGTTTGCCTCGTTGACTGATGCTGTGCGGGGGACTGCTCTCCCGACGACGATCACGGGTGCACGCATCATGCTCCTCCACAAGGCGGATCGGCTCTGTTACGTGTCGTCTGTGACGAGCACGGGGTTCACGATTGCCAAGAGCGCGGCAGGGGGAGCGGACAATGGGTTGGTGGACGTGCTGGTCTTCGCCGATTGGGGGAGTGGGTGGCAGGAGCATTGGGTCACGAGCTACACGGTGAGTAGTTTGACGAACGTGGCCGTGACCTATAGTAGTCTGACCGATGTGAATAGTAGTTCGGCCTTGCCGGGCACGATCACCAATGCCAAGATCCTCGTGCTCTATGAGGATGATCGGCAGGTCATTCTGTCGAGTATCACGAGCACGGGGTTCAACATTCGGAAGGCGGCGGCGGGAGGGGCGGAGAATGCGAAAGTCACGTTCATGATCCTCAAGACGCCAGCGGATGCCTATTGGGTCACGGACTACACGGCGACCTCCCTGACTGGCACGACTGTGACCTATGCCTCCTTGACCGATGCTATTGGGGGGGCGGCCTTACCGACCCACATTCCGTATGCGTTCATCCTGGCGGCTCCGAAGAACGGGACGATGGCCTACTGTGACACGATTGACTCGTTTGACTTCAAAATCTCCAAAGCGTCGGCGGGAGAGGACACCAATGCGCAAGTAGATCTCATGATCTTTGCCCCGAATATCACTGGGGGGTTCTGGGTCCCGATGACCAGTGACGGCGTGCCGGATGCCTATGAGGGGGCGAACGCGCGGTATACTGTGCAAGCGGCAGATGCACTGGCGCTGGCGAATTATGATTGGGTGGTCTATGCGGGGAATCAACTGTAATGTGAGAGGAGGGACGGCGATGCGACGGGAATGGATGCTGCTGCAATGGGGATTACCGGGAGGCTGGATGGTACTGCTGGCGATCGCGTTTCTGCTACGAGGTGCACCCTCAGCGAAGGCCGATGTCCTGAACGGCTATAGCTCGAACGTGACGGTCTTGTGGGATAGTGTAGACGTCTTCGCGGACTCGATGGACACGACGCTCTCGTCAGCACTCAACGTTGAGCAATCCCTCTTCATGAGTGTGTGGTATCAAGCGGTCTCGGCTATCGGGACGCCGAACGTGGCGTTGGAAATCCTGACGAGCTATGACAACACGGCCAGT